GCCTGTGTCGCCGTTGATGCGAACCTGCAACGGGGTCACCTGCGTCACCGACCCCCAAGTCAGTCCAATCTTCGACAAAGGGACGGTCATATCGACTCCAGCTTGATTGTCTCCAGCGCGCCGCCAAGGTCGAGCCGCCACTCAGCGACAGCCCAACTCCCGCTCGCCCCGAGCTGAGCGTCCACGTATGTCACCACATCATCATGCCAGTGCTCGGGGTTGGTCTGGGTGGATAGGTCAACGGAGGCCGCGACGCGGATGTCGGCTGCGACGATCTTGTCGCCCTGCGCGACCAGCGCTGCCTGCGAGGCGGCCTGCAAGCGCTCCACCTTGTTGATCGTCCGGCCACGACCAGCGACCGACGTCGGGCCGTAAGCGGCGTTGGACACCGTGTAGATGCCGGAACCTTCAGCGCCGATGGCCTCCCCAGCGTCGTCGCGAATGAACACCCAGCGGTTCGGGGTGGAGAAGAAGTCAGCGGAGGCGGTGCGGCTCTCGCCGACAGTGGTGGTGTACCCGGCATCAGCGTCGTATGCCCACATCGGGGCCTTCGTCGACAGCACCACAATCGGGTCGGAGCGAAACCTTCCCTCGCGGTCGCACCACAACGGCCCATACCCAATGCGCTCCAATAGGTCGTTGATGATCTTCAACGTCGTGTTGTCCTGGTCGATCGGCCAGGTCATCGCCGCCGGGAGGGTCGTGGCGATCGCAGCCTGACTGATGGCGTTCGTTTCCCCGGCTGCCGTCAGAATTGCAGCGATCAACGTCAACGGCACCGACCCGGCCGCAGCGGAATAGGTGGACCCGTACGGGGAATCAAACACCGTCAACAGGTCGTAACCCTGAACCCTCCAGATGGCCGGAGTTTCGCCAGCCTCACGGGTTGGGGTGGTCATCGCGTACACCCCAAGGTTCCAGCGCGTCGTCGTCTCGCCATCAGCGGATATCTCCACCCACGGGCGCACCCTGTCCTTTCCCCACGCCAGTTGACGTTGCATCGACAGATCACAGGTGCCGTGAATCTTGTTGCTCATATTGCGCGTCACCGATGAGCCATCAACTTGGAGGTCGGCGGAGATGTCTTCGACGAACACGTTGCCCGACGTCAGCAGGTCGAGGCCAGCAGAAACCTCAGTGACGGGGGACTGGATCAGTGTGATGACACTCATCAGACGATCTCACTATGCGACACCTCGGACACCGACAGCGTCGAGACCACGGCGTACGTGCGACCGTTCGGTTCGGCCACCTCGACCTGCGCATACGACCCCCACAGCCGCTGGCCACGCGGGGAGCGGATCAACACCTGGCGGTTGACCTTCTCCTCCAGCCAGGACACCTGATCGCGGTCGGTGAGAATCACAGCAATGGTCGCCATTCGAGTGGTGCCGGGGCGCGAGACCCACACGGTGCGCCCTGCCGCCAAGCCGCGGGCCTGCCCTTGCCCGACAAGCGGCGAGTTCCAGCCGTTCGAGGCGAGGTCTAGCTCCAGGCTGTCCGACAAATCAGACGCCAGATGGAACCACACCCGTGTGAAATCTATTTCAGCCACCGTCACCCACCTGCCCGTATCGCTTGCTGAATCACCTTAGCCAACCCTGGGCCGACAGCGTTGATGAACGCCTGCGGGTCAGGGCCGCCCGACAAGCCAGAGCCCCCGCTCGTCGTGAGCATCCCAGAGTTGATCAACTGGGCGACGAAGGCTGCGTTCGCTGCCGCGGACGCAGCGTCTTCAGCGGCGGTGGACGGGGTGAACGGGCCGGACGGAGCGGCGGCGGCAGGCGCGACAGGCGGACGGTACACGGGAATGGCGGCTGGGGGCAGTGCGTACACGGCCGCCGTGGCGGCGGCAGCGCCGGGGGCCGGAGCGGCGGCAGCAGCGGCAGCGGCAGCGGCACCAGTGACGTAGCCGTCGATTGCCACGTTCGACAGTCCGAGCCCAGCAGCGACACCAGCAACAGTGCTGACGCTGAAGCCGAGGGCAGTGGCCTTCGCTGTAGCTGCCGCTGTCTGCTTCTTCAGTTCGGCCGCCACGTCAGCGGCAGAGGAACCCTGGCTGATCATCACTTGGCCGAGGTTCGCGATCGCGTCGAACGCGCCGGTCAGCGACGCCAGGTTCGCCGAACCGAGCACCGTCGTCGTGTCAGTTGAGAGCGCCTTGCCAGCCTTGATCTCATCGAAGAGTGCCTTATCGGCAGCGTTCAGCTTCGAGTAATCAGACGCGCCGAGTGTGAACACTTGGCCGATCTGCGTGTCGAAGTTGGACAACACCGACTGCACGGCGGTCGTCACCCCGGCCTGCGCTGAAGCAAGAGCGCCTGCGTTGCCGTTGGGGCCGGTCGCCTGAGAGCCGAACGACTTCTGATACAAGTCGGTGGCTGCCAGGTCGGCGGCGATCTGCCTGATCTGCGCTGCGGCGTCGGCGGCAGTGGAGACGAACTGCCCGAGCGCAGCGCCCGAAAGGCCGAGCGAATCAGCCAGGCCCGCGACACCGGCCTGATCGAAACCCATCGACACAGCAAGCTGGGTGAGTACGTCCACCTGCTGTTGGAGCTGGATGGCGACCGTTGACGCGTCGACGCCCTGGCTAAGCATCACCTGGCCGAACTCAGCGATCGCGTCGAACGCGCCGGTCAACTGTTGGATGTTCGCCACGCCGAGGGCGTCGTTGATGTCCAGCGTTGTCGTCGCCCCCTCACCCGACAGTGAGTCGCGCAGGCTGCTGAATGCTGTAGTGAGCGCGCCGCGGGCTTGCAGCAACGAGTTGCCGGTGTTGAGTTCAGCGCCCGACCCAACCATCCCAGCGAAGATGTCCGACCCGACACCCTTCAACGCGTCAGCCGCACCAGAACCAGCGGAGCGAGCCGCAGCGACGACGCGGTCGACGAGACGAGTGGCAGCGCCCGACACCAAGGCGGCCGTGCTTTGGAGGCCGACGGCGAGACCCTCGCCCATGAACACGCCGATCTGCCTGAACACCTTCGACGGCGACGCGATGCCCGACTGTTTGCGCGCCGCGATGGCCATTTTCGACGCCATAATCACGGCTGCCGTCACCGGCTTGTAGGTGTTGGCGGTGACGCCCCTCGCCGCCCCCGTGGCGATGTCGGAACCAAACCTCCACCATTCACCCTGCGTCTTTGAGGAGGAAGGGATGTCGACCTTGGGGGCCTTGGGGGCCTCAATATCGCCAATCGGCCGATTGAACTTCCCCTTGCCAACGCCGAACAGGGTGACGCCTTCCAGGGCGGACTGGGCGTCCCTCTTCAGCTTGACCTTGTCCAACTCGGGCTTGATTGTCGCGGGGATGCTGTCGAACAACGCGCGGATCGCGGCGGTGGCTTCTGGGTTGTCTTTCACTGCCGCCAACAGCGCGCTCTTGTACGAGTCGGTAGCGAATGCCGCCGCCTCGGGGGTTAGGATCGCCCCGCTCCCGACGCCCTCCGAAACAATTGTCCCAATCCTGCTACTGATGTCGTTCAGCGCCAGGTTGAACTCAGAGCTGCCAGCCCCCGACCGTAGTGCTTCTGCGAGTTGAGCGCCCTGACTCTTCGCCCCAACGACTGCCGTGTCGATCTGCAAACCAAGCGACCCGCCCTTGGGGCCGAACGCGGCGTTGATGTTGTCTTGCGCTCCCTTGACCGCAGCGGCGACGCCGTCGTACCCGTCGGCCAACCTCTTAGTGTCGTCGATATGCCTCTGAAAGGCCGGGTCGAGAGTCTCTATGGCATCTTTCATCCGGCCCAAGGTGTCGGTGGTGCCTGGCCCGCCGAGGGCGAGGAAGGCGGCAGCAGACCAGCGCTTTATCGGCCCGTCAGCACCGAACTGCGCCTTGACGTTGACAGACTCGATCTCCTTGGCCACGCCCACGAACACGGTACCGACATCAAAGGCAGCCTTTTGGATGTCGGTGAGTTTGCCGAACTCTCCAGAGCCCTTACTCCCGCCGATTGAGCTGAGCAGACGCTCCACGGCTGGCTGGCCTTCACGAAAAGCGGCGAACAACTCTCGACTGTTGACCCCAGCGTCCAGAAGGGTCTTCAGCGTCTCAGGCTTCAGCAGCTTAGTGATCTCGTCGGTAAGTCCAGCCTCCCCTTCCAGACTGAACGCGTCGCGCAGGTCAAGTACTGCATCTTTGCCCGCTTTGAGCGCCGCTTCCAACTTGCCACGAATGACGGACCCAATTTCAGCCAACCGCTCCTTGAACAGTTTCGCGGCCCGTTCAGCCTTGCCGAGCTGGGTGCCTAGCAGGGAGGCTCCCGCGGCGGCGACGCCAATCACTGGGTTCTGGGTAATCAGGCCCGCCGTCAGCCCGGCGGTAGCGGCGCTTAGTAGCCCACTTCCGCCAGCCGCGCCCTCGGCGCGGCCAGCCATGAATCCACCTAGTGCCGCCAGCCCCGCTTCAGCGCCTGTCCGCAGCCCGTTGACCAACGTGCGGCCGATGGACTTCCCCTGCGAAATAGAGAACTGCTCAACCGCCGACAACGCCGACCGAAACCCGTCCTTGATCGCACCGCCGCCAGCACGGAAGGATTCGGCGAAAGCCTTCACGAATGCCTTGCCCCCCGACGTGCCGGGGCCGATGTAGGCGTTGGTCGCATTGAGCGCTGCGATGTACCCCTTCACTGGTGCCGCCAAAGCGGGGCCGAGACCCTTGCTGGCCTGGACTAGCCCGCCGAAGACGCCCCTGATGGCAAGGCCACCCTGCTGCAACGTGTCTCGCAGCCGAAGCCCGTTTATCTGAGCGGCGGTAAGCCCGGTGCTCAGCTCGCGGATACGATCGGTCGCCTCCCTCATGGAGGTGGGGCTGCCGAATACTTGGCGAGGTTCCCCTAGAACGCGGAGTTGGTTGGCCAACCCTCGCGCCTCCCTCTCCGCCCCCCTGAAGAGGTTGCCGATCGCCCGTCGGTCGGCGGCCCCAGCCCCACCGAACAGGCTGCTGAGGAAATCGCCACCGCGGCCGAATGACGCCTTCAGCCCCGATGCGAACGACGTCCCCGCAGTAGCCCCGCCAGTACGGAACAGCCCCAGCAGGCGTGGACCGAAGATAGCCGCAGCGAGGGCGATCCCAAGGACCACCCCGAGGTTGTCGAAGATGAGCCCCAGCCCAGCCTGAAGGACGTCGCCGAAGGAAGGGAGGTTGGATGCGACACCCTCAATGAAGCCCTTGACGAAGCGGAAGCCGATCACCACGGCAGCGGCAGCGATGGCGGCGACGGCCTTCAAGAACAACGGGCTGGACACGATTGTGCCGATAGTGCGGCCAACCGCTTCCACGAAGTCGAGAACACCGGAGATGTACCGCTTGATGTTCGGGCCGGAGAACAGCTCAGTGAAGAACTCCGCAACCCGCCGCCCGATCGGCTGGAGCGCCTTGCCGATGGCGGGGCCAACCAGCACCGCCGCGGCGGCCACAGCCCCGAGTATGGGGCCGCCGATCGCCAGGCCCGTCACCCCGGCGGTGAGGGCGATGAGTAGCTTCGTCTTCTGCTTCTCAAGGCCCGAGAAATCACCACTGAATGCCGCACCGATGGCGTTCGCTAGTTCGTGGAAACCGTCGATGGCAGTCTGGAGCCCCGGACGAACGTAGGTGTAAATGCCTTTGGCAATATCGACAACCCGGTCAACGAGCCCCAACACCACGCCAACGGCGACAGAGACGGCTGGGACGAAGTTGCGGCCTACGAAGATCGCGAACTCGGCAAGGGCTGGGATCACCTTCTCAACGATGAAAGAGGTGGCCGTGAACAGGGCACGCTTGATGGTGTCGCCGAGGTCGCGGAAGAACCGAGAGGCAGGCTTGACCTCTCGCTCTATGCGGTCGGCTGTGCCGCCAACCGCCTCCTTGGTCCGCGCGAACGCGTCGATGACGGTATGGACGGCGGTGATGATGCCATCCCAGATGCGGCTGCCCTGTGTGACGAGGTAGCGCCCCAGAAGGGAGATGGCCTCGCGGAAGTCGGCAGAGCGGGTGCGCAGGACGTTGAACGCTGCACCCACGGTCGCCACGCCGACAAGCAGAAGGCCCATCGGCGAGAGGAGGAGCTGGGCGGAAACGGCCAGCAGCTTGAAGACCTCCACCGCACCCTTCGCCACAACGACCGCCGTGAGCGCGACAGCCGCCCCGGTGAGGGCCTCGCGGAGAATGAGGAGAGGACCACTGAGCGCCTCGCCCTTGACAAAGTCAGCCAAACTCTGCAAGACGGTCTGAGCGCCCAAGACGGCGACCTTCAGTGGCCCTGCGATGGTGCCGATGATGGCCGCGCCGAAATCGTCGAACGATTCCTTGAGGTTGGCGACTCGACCGCCCAGGGTCTTGGCCAGATCGGCGCTCGCCCCCGCCAAGCGGGGGTCGCTGGCAAGGCCGGTGATGAGCCCGTTGACGACGGCGTCAGCGCTCAGCTCCCCGGCCTCCTGCAAGGCCACGAGCGCCTGGACGTCGCCGCCTGTGACCTGGTCGGCGAGAATCTGACGAATGTTCAGGCCCGGCAGGTTCTCGGCGAGCTGGTTGAGTTCGTCGCCTTGCAACCTGCCGGTCGAGACGATCTGGCCAAGCGCTCGCTGGATGCGGTTGAGTGAGTCGACCCCGCCGCCGGTCAAGGCGACGGCGTCGGCGATGGCCTGGACGCGAGGAAGAACCTGATCGACCGGGGTCTTGATGGCGAGGAAGCCCTTGGCGAGATCAGCGACACCAACGAGATCGAAGGGCGTCTCTTTGGCAAACTGCTTCACCTGGGCGAGCAGGGTGTTGGTGTCGTCGATGTTGCCAGTGAGGGCAAGGAACTGCTTGTTGATGCGCTCCAGATCAGAGAAGCGCCTGAAGCCAGAGGTCAGCAACGCCCCAATGCCAACGCCACCGGCGAGACCTCCTAGACCTATTCCGCCCCCAGCGCCCCGCCCGCTCACCGCTCCGAGCACACCCGTCGACGAGGCAGCTCGCGCCTGCTGGATGATGCGCTGCTGACGGATAGTTGACGACCGGAGTTCCTTCTCCTGGCGCGAGAATGACGACCGGATCAACGTCTCGCGCGTGCGTAACTCGCGAGGCAGCGTCTGATTGAACCCTGAGTCGGTACGGCGCAGAGAGCTGCCAAACTTGCTCAGGGTTGAGGTGAGCCCGCTGAACGACTTTGAGATCGCGCTGGTCGCGGTGCGGGCGATCCCAGCTATGGTCGCCCCGAGCGCCTTCTCCAACCGCCCAATAGTGCGCAAGACTTCCTGCACGATCAGTACCCGCTGCTTGCCCGCGTACCGAGCTGCAACCACCTGCTGCTGGGCGGCACCCTGGGCACCCGACGCGGCGCGGGAGTTCTCGCCCTTCAGGGTCTCGATGCGGAGCTGGGCGTCACGCGAGAAGCGCTCCCGATCAGTGATGGCCCCCTGACGCTCCGTGGAGCGGGCGCGGTATTGGGCGGCGGCGATCGCCTTTTCAAGCTGCCCGATCCGCTGAAGCGCGTCGCCAAGATTGTACGCCTCCTGCGATGCGGCATTCAGATTCTTCGAGAAGACCTTGGCCCCATTGCCAGCCTGTACGGCGCTCTTGCCAGCAGCGTTCACCGCGTCTTGAATCTTCTTCACTCCATCGGCGGTAGCCGAACTGTTGAAAATCTTCTTGAATTCGGCGAACCCCTGCGTGACGCCACGAGAGCAGGCCGCCTCAATAACCTTCGCGATGGCGTCGACTGAGTCCGCGTCGAGCTGAGCGCCGATGAAAACAGTGCCGTCAGAATTTGCGGTGAACCCAGCCACGGCTGAAGACTAGCCGACGACTAGGGCTGGTTGAGGCTTCGCGCCGAAAGGGTCAGCGCGTCGCGGTCTTGCGCGGAGGCTTTGGGCTGATGGGAGTGCGCCGGACGGGCGCTGGCGGAACAGGCGTGCTCGCAGCGTCGATCAGCGCTTCGAGCAACTTGCCCAACTTCTCACCATCAAGGTTCGGCACTTTCGAGAGCGCCTCAGCGAACGCGACCGATTCCTCTGGGACGATGATCCCGCGGATGAACCGAGCGATGCCGCCGGAATCGCCAGACATAATGTCGGAAACGGCGAACGAGTTGATGTCACACACGATCGTCCACTCCGCCCCGAGGAGGCGCACGGTCTTGGTGGGGGCGGGAGTGAGGTCGAACCCGAGCTGTGAGTCGAGGTCCAGAATCTTCTGCGGTGATGCCATGCCCGACATACTACGTCACGGAGCGCTCTGGCGCTAGCACCACTACTTGAAGGCCGCCCGGATCGCCCGCTCCATGCCGCGCTGGAGGAACCTGTATGGACGGTTGCCTGGGTGGTCGACCGATTTGGCTTTCACCAATTTCTGACGAGACAGGCGGTTGTTGTTCGCCAGGCCCTGGGCGCGTTGGCGCTTGGACGCTTTGCCGGACTCCAGCCGAATGATGGAACCATCACCAGCCGTCTTCGTTGAGCGCGCGTCCCCCGAGGACGGGAAGACGAGAAAGGGCGCGTTCACGGCGTTGATCGGGTGTCCAGGGGAGCCGAACTCCAACGCCGCAGTCTTTTTCTGGTCGCCGATGACCTTGCCGGTCATGATGATCGGGAACGTGTTGACGCCGTTCGGAAAGTCCAACTCCACCTTGATGCCCCCCAACAGGTGACGGGCTCCCTTCTTGCGGCGCAGAGGCGGGCGGTCGTTGACCAGCTCCGACGAAACGATGCGCTTCGCCTCGGCAGCGGCCTCATCGACCAAGGTCTTCAACTGGCGGTACGCCTGCTCCGCTGCCGCTGCCTCCACGGCCCGAGCGAAGCCAGAGCTACCCCTCAGCGAGCGAGTGATGCGTACTGGGCCTTGGGCCATGTCAGTTCCACGGCAAGTCGATCGTCACCTGTGTCGTCCACCCGGCCACCCCACCCTGCGGAGCGAGGGGGGACAGTGATCCAACTGAACCGTTCGAGCAGCGAACGCCAGCCGGGACGAGACCCCTGGAGGTGGAGAGGTGTGCGAGGCGACGGTGAATGGCTTCACCGCGACCCAGCATGTAGCGCGCTGCGGCGGCCTGGACCGCTGGGTCGGGGAGAACGATGGCCTTACCCTCGACAACGGCGGTCGGCCAGCCCGACTCTCGCAGTCGGACGTCGAAGGTGGCGCGATACAGGCTGAGCTGTCCGGCGCGGGTGTTCGGTGACGCCGTCGTCGAAAGGAACGCAACCGTCAGCGCATCAGAGATGCCATCGTCGCCGTTGCCCATCGTCACGTACGCAACGATGCCCTCGCAGGCGTCGACCCCGCATTCCGCCAGGGCATCGAAGGTCTCGGAGAGAAGGTGGTTGGCGATATCCGACAGGCTCACACAGCAAGGCTCGGGCGTGTTGTCGCATGGGGCCGCAGGAATCATGCCTGAACCATAGCTGGTCGGCGTGAACTGGTCGATGAACGCAGCAAGCCCCCACCCGAAGGTGAGGGCTTGAGCGGATGACTGTAGGAATGTGGAGGCTAGCTCCCGGTGGGGAGGTCTTGGTACCCGCAGTCGACCGTCGCCGCGATGGCGTTGAACTGAGCCTCGGTGTAGCCGACCGAGATGCTCGCGCTATTCGGGGCGTACCCGGCACCGGGGTAGTCATTCCACGGGCCGTTGAAGATGTTGGGGTTGTTCGTGCCCTTGCCGCTGAAGGCGATGCGCTTCACGTCATCAGCAAACGCCTTCGAGCCGGGGCGCAGCTTGACCTTGCCGAAGATGTGGCCGATGGCGAACGGTGCCTCCGAGCCAGCGACGACACACGAGCCAGCGCCTTCGGTGATGGCGGTCGTGATGACCTCCAGGTAGACGCCGTTGCGTGGCGCTGCGGTGTAGAGCGGGTCGGCGTAGCCGATGACCTTGCCAGCGAACGCGCCGCCTGCCTTGCCCAGAATGACCGAGCCGCCGAAGAGGAGAGCCATCATCTCAAAGTCAGAGAAGCCCAGCTCGCCCGACAGGTTGTAACGCTTGATCTTGTCGTCCTTCTCGTAGGTGAACAAGATGTCGCCACAGGCATTCTTCTGCTCGTAGATCGTCCCTTCCTCCACGTCGGGGTCGGCGGTGAGCGTCACGAGGCCAGCGGTCACAAGACCGCCATTGACGCCACCCGTGGGGGTGCAGTCGGAGTCGAGGCGAGCGGCGCGCAAGATGCACGCTTGCAACTCACCTACACACACTCCACCGGCAAGGTTGGTAGCCATCTTTGTAATCCTCCTGTTGCGAGATGCCGAGATCGTCGCAGACCGACAAGGGGAATGTCTATGGTTGACGCGGCCCTGAGGTTAGAAGCCACCCACGGGAGACTGACAGCTCCACGTTTGCATGAATGAATAGGTGGCAGGGGTTGCAGACGTGCAAGGCATTCTCGGCGTCTGCTGCCCCGCCCTGCGACCGACGGCGACGGTGGTGCATCACGGTGGCTCTGCGGGTGCAGCCTGGGGCGTCAGCCTCACACCATCCCAGGGAGCGCCGCTCGACAGCGGCGCGGACCGACGGGTGGCACTCAGCCTTGGACTTCGACGGGTTGCGCTTCATGGCGGTGCGTCGCATCGACAGACGCTGCTTCGGGCCTCTGGGTGGGCCTTTGGGCTGCGGGGGGCCACTCACGACACCGTCACCAGCGACCAGTTGTTGTCCAGCTCTGGCGTCCACACTGCCAGCACCCCCATCCCGCGAGGGGCGAAGCGATCAAGGAACCGGCCCACGGCCGGGATGCCAAGCGCCTCTGCTTCCTCGGCAGCATCGAGCGACACGCTGACCCCTTGGACGTTCGCTGAGGTCACGCCTCGCAGTCGCGACAAGGTGGTGGGGTCTTTCATCATCTGGCAGACCAGCTCGACAGTGGCCATCACCGTGATGCGAGAAGGCGCGTTGCCGAACGAGTGGGTGACGGTGAACGTGCCTTCTTCGGTGTTGGCCTTGGTGATGTCGTTCGACGTCGGCCATGAACCCACGCGCCGGAACAGGTAGCTCCCGTTGTAGATGCCGTACTCGCTCGCGTTGAGAGCGACACCGTTGATCTTCACCTGCGCCACCGACGCAGATGGTCCAGGCAGCGGGATGGGATTGAGCAGCATTTCACTGCTGTTGCCCCCGAACCCCATCCACCCGACCGGGCCACAGGGGTAGCCGCTGGAAATCGGATAGACGGTGCGCGTACACCGCCCATGCACTCGACCCCCAGAGGCGACGTACAAGAAGTCGCTGGCTTCGTCGATCAGCTCTTGAATCAGCGCACCGTGGTCGCTGTCGGTGTACGCGCAGCCGCACGGCGCTTCGAGGACGTCGACGACGGTGGCGAACGATTGGCACGCTAGTTCGGGCATGGCGGAAGGCTACACCCCACCCACAAGGTCAGTAATCCACTGTGCGGCGCACTGGCTGGATGTCATCCCGGCGGGCGGCTTCGCGTAGGCATAGTCGGCGGCCAGTCGGCCCCCTTCCTTGCAGACACCCGCCAGTCGCGTGTCGTGGAGTAAATCCCACGGGTTGAGCGACAGCAACCGCTCCGGCCCCTCGACTTGGATGCCGGGGACGTACTCCCAGAACCTCAGACCGTGCTCGACGTCGCGCCGGTACCACGGAGCGTTGAGTGACACCACGGGGCGGCCGATGAGCGCGAACTCGTAGGCGAGCGAGCTGTTGTCCACCATCAAGATCGACGCCTGGGCGAAGACCTCTTCATCGGTGTAGAGAATCTCGACGTCGTAGTCTTCCCACATGCGGTTCATTGCCCCGCGCCACTTCGGGTGCTCGTGGCCGAAAACCCTAAACCCCATCGACTTGTAGAGGTTGATGATCTCGTGGAGCTGCGGGCCGTAATGAAGGTACGCCGACCTCGCTTCGGGTGCGGTAGAGCCGTTCCAGTGCCAGGCGAAACAGATCGACGGTTTCTCGGGCATCGGGGCATTGAGCCACTTGTCCATCTTTGGGCAGCCGACCGCCACTGACGGGGCCGACGTCCATCTCTCGGCCACCGTTTCGCTGGGGGCGATGAAGCCGATCACACCAGAGTGCCGACGGCCACCGGAGCCAGAGTACGACGGGTCATGAAGTGCGTCGACGTAGACCTGCCCGGCACCGTGCTCGACGTAGATCATCGGGCACTGACCACGTAGCGGGTTGACGTCCTGCCATCCAGCGACCATTGCAATGCGGCCCATCGGTGGGCGGGTTGCCTCGCCAGGCGGAGCCATCGGAAGTACGTTGCCGCGCAGGTGGTCGGGGAGCGCCTCGAAGATGGGCAGGAGATGACTCTGGTAGTGGCTCTCGCTAGAGACAACGTCGATCTTCACAGCATGGACTCCATCTCGTCAAGGTAGCACTGACGCCAGTCAGCCCAGTATGGCACCATCCAACTTTGCTGTTCGCGTGCTGCTTTGAGGGCGGCGGGCTGGGCAAGATTATCTATCTCGGCAGCGAAGGAGGGGGTATTCACGTCGACGATCAGCACCGGCCCGCAGGCAAAGGACATAGGGCGGCGATGTTGGATGGCTGGACGAACGGCAGCCAACTCATCGTTGGGGGAGCAGTCGGGCATCATCACCACCAACCCAGAGGCTGCCGCTTCCAATGCGGGAAGGCAGAGCCCCCCGTACCGCCTCGGCATTACCAACACGTCAGCGCCCGCGTACAAGTCCCGCTTGTTGTCGACGCCATCTGGGTGGAGATCAAACTCAATGTTGCGCTGGCGACGGAACTCGGGAAGCTGCCCGTCGATGCCGAACACCGACAGCTTCACGTCGGCCCGGACGTACCGCATGATCTGGACCAGCAAATCGGTTCCGTTGCGGTCGGCGTAGGCGCGCTTGCCCACAACGTGGGTGAGGTGGAGCCGGTGGTCGTCGGTCGAGGCGGCGGGGGCTACGGGCGACATCGGGACGGGCATCACCTTCCCGGCTGGCAGTTGGTCGAGCCTCCACTTCGTCGGCCACCACCATGCGTCGGGGTGGGGAATCGAAGGGTCGGTGGTGTGACGCACGAACTCGGGGTTGCCTTGGATGATCAGCTTCACGCCCATCTCGCGACACCACAGCGGCATACGCCAGTCGTTCGGGGTTTCGACGGTAAAGACGACGTCGAGGCCGTCCAGCCATTCCCTTACGAGCGTCTCGTCGAGTTGGTGGTTCTTGTCGTCGTAGCTGGCCCAGGTGGCGTTCTGGTACCAGTCGGGAGCTACTACGCAATCAGGGCGAGGCATCCGCACGAGCAACACGCGGTCGACAGGCATGTTGTCGTAGAAGTTCTTGCTTTGGATCGCGATGCCGCGAGCGATCTCACACCTTGCGATTAGGCCGAGACGCATTGACCCCACCTCTTTCCTCGCGATCGAGAACCCGACACTGACACGGATGAACCCGGTCGCGTCGCCGCCATTCACCACTACCGTTGCAGAGTTCGCAGTTGGAGTCAGCGTCGACAAGGCGACCCATCAGGCGGGCGAGACGGCGATTCTCTTTCACTTCCACCCACTGGCGAACATCGGCTGGGCGGGAAGGGTTGGGGAGTTCCTGTCGCCTGATTTCCCCGCGCAGCATCCCCAGAGCGCAGTTGTCGGACATCACCGCCCGGAACTCAGCTTCGGTCAACATGTCCTTGCTCTTGTTGCACGAGTAGCAACAGATCGCGATGTTGGCTCGCTCGTTGCTTCCGCCTCGGGCCTTCGGAATGCGATGGTCGCCGGTGGCCCTATTGCGTGCTGTGTTGACGACGTCGCCCGACACCTGCTGTCCGCAGTATTCGCAGAACACTTCGGCTGAGTTTTGGAACGCTTCACGCACGGCGACGCGGGTGATCGACTCGGTGTATTCGTAGGTCATTGCCCGAACTCCATGTCGAACTTGCTTTCGTCACCGCGAGCATCCAGATGCTTGGACCTCAGGATGCTGCCTTCGGGGTGGTAGATCGCCAGGCGGTGGCCGGGCTGCCATTGAACAACGGAGTGCATCTTGTCTTCGATCATGGTGCGCGATGTCAGCGGGAAATGGTCGCGCAGAATGCGACGGTAGTAGTTGGTGTTCGCGACGTGAGGGCGCTGAGACCATTGACGCGTGCGACGCAACGGCACCCCCAAGATGTCTTTCGTCCGATGGTCGGTCATCAGGTGCTCGTGGACGTCAAGGATGCAAGACTCATGGTGGAACCTGAGCACGTCGAGGTGCCCGTTCGCTACGACGTCGACGACGTTGGCCCAGGGGATGAAGTCATCGGCGAGTGGGGTGTCGTGCTCCATGAACAGAAGGCATGGGGACACGACGCGCACGAGCGCCCGCTTCGTCGTGTTGGCCTGATGCCCCCAAGACTCAGCGATCACCGGCAACACACTGTGGTAACGGCGCGCCCACATGCACAGGTTGTAGAGGTACTGCGCGTAGTCCCAGGCCATCTGCGCCTGCTCGGGGCGCACTCCGTCGCAAGCGATGAGAACGTCGACGCCAGGGAGCTGCCTCTCCACCGAGTCGAGGGTTGCGCGGATGATGTCGAGGCTCGGGTTGGAGGGAACGGGCGAGGTGACCATGACGACCTGCAAGTCGGGGGTCGCTTGGTCGATCTCGGCACCCAGTTGCGTGAGATCGCTAATGAGCTGGTCGAGCATCAGCGACTTCTGCAACTGCCACCACGCTGAGCACTTCGCAGCGAGAAGGTGACGGTCGGCGAGCGAGGCTTCGATGACCCCACCCACGTCTTCCCAGTTGATGATCTTGGGCATCGGGACATTCCCGTAGACGAACGACCAGTAGTCGGTTTCGCCGTCAGGTGTGGCGGTGTCGACGAGCGGGATGCACCCAGCTTCCAGGGCCTCATACACCCTGAACGTGTCGACCGACTTCGGCCCCGACGGGCAGGGGACAATCCAGGTGTGGGCCAACTCCTGGGCGTACATCTCAGCGGGCAGCCCTTGGGCGAAACCACTGGTTGGGCGGAACCGCCCGGCGACACGAGCGCGAGCCTTCCTGAGACCGTTTGCAGCCTGTTTGCGGCGGGTGTTGGTGATCTGACCGGCGAACGACCACAAGATGTCCTTGTGGTCTGCCTCCGGCCAATGCTCGTCGATCAACTCGGGGGTTGCCGCCCCCCAGCCATTGCCGAAGAAGAACCCGAAGTCGGCCATGTCGGCGTAGTGCTTCGGGTCTGGCATCTGCACCCAGAAACGAATGTTGTCGTGCTTGATTCCCTTCCACGGAAATTGCCCCTCTTCGTCGCCGCACAAGATCAGCAGCACCCCGTCATATCGGGCGAGCTGACCGTTGAGCGCTGCGATGTCTTCTGGCGAGGTGTGGTGGCGGGCGGGGACTACGACGATCGCCGGGCCACCGATGCCGTCCCCGACGGCGACATGCTCGAACTCAAGGTCGTGCCGCCACAGTGTGCCGCTGAACAACGCTTCGAGGATGCGGGTGTCCCACGGGCCGCGAGCGTCAATGTTGTCGTGGTTTGAGAACCAGACGACGGGAATGGGGCCGCTCGTGTCCTGCTTCATGGGGTCACGTCCAAGCCGACCTTGTGAGCAGCTCCACGAGTTGCTCCATGCGGCGTTCGTAGGTGTGATGTTCAAGCACTTCAAGTCGCCCTCGCCACGTCGCTGCCGAGTTGTAGCCGTAGCGGTCGACGAGGCGTTTCTCGATGAGAGCGCCGAGCGCTTCCCAATCAAAGGCGGGCCAAGTAATCACCGACCCATGAAACGCTTCGACTAGACCGGGCACCTCGGGGTGAAGGAGAAGGCCACCGCGACCGAGCGTTTCCGGCACGCGGTCACTCCAGTAATTGGGCAGGCCAGTGCCTGCGAAACACGAGTCGCCGATGACGATGTCGACGGAGGCGTACAGGTCTTGCAGGTCTCGGCCGCGCACCGCGTGGCAGCCCGGCTGCGGCCAGAAGGAGCAGTCGCGTCGGAAGTTCTTCTTCAACCAGGCGACCAGTTCGTGACGGTGCTCATGCTCTTTGTGGTAGCTGCCGTCATGGGAGCCGACGAAAGCCAGCTTCGAGTGGTACTCATCACGGGACGTCCCCACCTCGCATTCGGCTCGCGACACGCCCGGTGGGAACCAGACGTGGTTGACGCCGTGCCCGGCAAACTCTTCATCGTGGCCGCCGTCGGCCGTGATGACGAGATCACTCTCGAAGAACGGCTCGCTGATCTGATGGACGCGAGGGAGCCCGAACCAGATGTCGAGGTGGTAGCTGACCGTCGGCACGGTGAGTAGCTTCGCCTGACCGAGCATCGCCCGCTGTAGGCCGTGAGCGATGGCTTCGCCGCCATCCCTGTAGATGGACTTCCAGTCCCAGCCGGTGCGAGTCCACAAGATGAAGTCGGGGTTCCCCGGCCAGGTGCGCCTGTTGCTCATGGCCAGGAAGGTGCCTGGGTCGTTCTCCTGCATCGGGATGACGACGTGCCCGTTTTCGATCAGTGCCCTGCGTAGGTGGTTCTCTGTCGAATGTTCAGGCTGGAAATTACCGATTTGGATGACGGTCGACGAGTTGGGCATGGAGACATACTATGTCATCACGGCTGACGGCGCAACAGTCAGATTTCAGGCGGGGTGTCCATGCCGCCGTGGCGGCCGCCGGATAGTGCGAGGAGGTTGCTCCCCGGACCGAGAACCCGCAGACGTACCCGCCGGGCGGGAGTCCTGTGACGGCATTGTTGAGTAGATCGCGTAGTTCTTCAGGTGTATTTCGTAATGGCGATGTTGTAACCGTATGTGCCTGTGCGGGAGTCGCCGTTATAGAGTTCCAGTAGCACGTCGGTACTTTCAGGCACTGCTATCGTCGCTTGAATCGTCATCAGCAGGCTACTGGGCGCTCCACGTGGGGATTGGCTTCCCTTGACTTCCATGTAGAAGCTGTCTCCTTCGGTCAAGATCATCTCAAGTGAGAAATTCACGGCTGAGTACGGGGTGGGGTAAACACTCCACGAAATATTGAAGAAGTACAGGCCCGCAGGTAGCAGTAGCTGGCCTGCGGCGGCGTCCCACCAACCACCAAGGTCTTCTGTGCTTGCAGTCGCTTCGTAAGCGAAAGTACCGCCAGGTAGAGCAAGACCGGTTGCGTCATCGGTGTACTCAGTGCCTGGGGCAATGGCTGAGCCTCCGGCCCCGCCACTGGGGAGTGCTCCGGTGGCCATCTCAACCCTCCAGGGCGTAGGAGGCGAGCACGGCGGTGACGGGGCAGGGGTCGAAGACGAGAATTGCGTAGCCAGCAAGAAACTGGGCGAACGTATTGCGGTTCCACGGGGTGGCGAGTGTGCCGTTGAGGGTTTCAGCCCCAACACCCACGAAGCCCGGTGCGGTCGTCGCGAACCAGACCGGGCCAGAAGCGTAAACCCAGTCCGTTGCGGCCGACGATGAGGCTTGCCCAGTGGGCTGAGTGGGGTTCAGGTACCCAGCATCGGAGACCAAGACATTGCCTGCGGGCGTCTCCCACATACCGTTGACGTTGACCGACAGACCGTAAGAGGTGACCGCCTGGGCGAGGAGGCCAGGGCTGAGGTGGATGATTCCCACGCCGCCTTGGAGGTTCTCGGCGATCTCTTCTTCGAGGATCGCCAGTGCATTCCAGACCGGAGTGGCCGCGACGCCAAAGGCCGCGCCGTTAGGCGCATGGGCTTCGCTTGACAGCGACATCCCGCTCGACCCGGTGCCGCCCAGAAGTTCGCGTGCCACAGCGGCTGAGACCATCTGTTCGTAGCGGACAGACAAGATGAGCTGCACGTCGCTGAGTTGGTAATCGAGCAGACTGCCCTTCATCGCGTCGATGATGCGGAACGGAGTCTGAGTAACCCACGGAACGCATTCCGACGGGACGACGGCGAATGAGCCATCGTCGCAAACGATCTCACTGTCAACTTGCAGGCTACGGCACGGCCACGGCTCAAAGGTGACCCCGTCGAGCCAGCGCAACGGGTTGACACCCTCCTGGGTCGGCAGTGGGGACGCGATGTCCAGCAGGCGTCGCGGCTGGCGCGGGCCAAGGGGCAGAAAGATGGCGGGGGGGGCTGTTGACACGGGCATAATGGCACCTTTATGGGCGGAGGATGGTCGAGTAGGTCTTGGGCTTGCCGCGAGCGCTGATCACCGAGCGGGCACTGCTCCCGCGACCGATGCGCTGCACGTTCACCTTCTGCGAGGTCTGCGTGTAACCGCGGGCGTGGCCCTGGGTGGTGACGCGGCGACCGACACGGGTGACCCCGCGCTGCCCCTTGACCCGAGCCGGACGGTTCCGTAGGGCTGGCCGTCCAGCGTAGGTCCGCGTGGAGCGCGCCTTGGCCCCACCGCTGCGACCGAGAGACCCACCACCACGCCTACTGCGACCACCGCCACCGCCACCGCCCGCAAAGCGGCCACGCCAATCCCTACCCTGCCCCATGATGAAAGCCCTTCCCTGTGGTCATGTTCAACATACTGCCACCCGGCGGGCCGTCAGGTCTACATGCTGGCCCAGAACGGCAAAGGCCCCCGGACTGCCGACCGGGGGCCTTGCGCTGTGTAGCTGGGGACTAGCTCTGGTACCCGACTTCGTCGCCGCCCTGGCAGTTGATGACGATGTCGTCGATCTGGGCACCGTTCCAGCAGACCGGGATGTCCAAGATGTGAGCCGGGCAGCTCGTGGTGTCAACGACGCCCTCGAAGTTCTCGAAGAAGAAGGTGAACTGGTTGCGCCGGTTCGACTCGTTGTCGCGGTAGATGTTGTTGCCGGTCACGCCGATGGCCAGTTCGCCACGGTCGATGGCGGCGAACTTGCCGGGAGGGGCAATCATCACCTGCACCGAGGCGGGGATGCGGTTCAGGGTGCTCGTGCCCGGACCAGGCACAGCCACCGCGTACGTCGGGGTGTCCATGAACCAGTGGGGGGTCACGCCGACATCGTTGAACATGCCGTTGATCTGAGCGTCCGACGGGATGCTGAAACCACCGTCGACACGGCGGCGGCGCAGAATGTCCATCTTCATGCCCCACTGCACGTGGCGGGGGAGCCATGCCTGCATGTTGCCGTTGATGCTCCAGCGCTCCGACTCCTGGTACAAGGCCAGGTAGTTGAGGATCGTCGAGGTGATCGTGACCGAAGCGCCGTAGCCGAGGCGGGGGGCGGCGAGAGTATCGCAGCCGGTGGCCATTGCGTTGAGCAGCAGCTCCTCGGCGAGACGGGCGTGGGCCGCACCCAGACGGTTGAGGTATGCCTCGACCAGTTCCGGGTAGGTCATCGCCAGCATGTTCTTGACGGTCAGGCAGCGGTACACGCCGTACATGGTGTACTCGGTCGGGCTGCCACACTCGATGGTCTGGCAGGCGTCCTTCACGGCGTTGGCGTTGGCGTCATCGGCCGCGGTCCACTGGCCGTAGCCAGTGGTGATGCTCGACAGCGACGGGGACGACATGATCGACACCTTGCCGCGAGGTGCCTGGAAGCCGGGGAGGCTGTTGAACACCGGGCGGTCGAGGACGTTGGCGCAGGCCAGGTCGTAATGCGGGGTGGCCGGGGCACACAAGGTGGCGGTCATTTCGGCATCGTCGAACTTGGCGAGGTTCAACATCACGTCGTCGCCGAGAATCTGCTCCGGGGCGTAGTTGCCACGGATGCGTGCGATCTCGAAACGCTCGCTGGTCGAGGGGTTCAGCGACTTCGCCCGGTCGGCGGCCGCGTCAGCGACCTCAGACCACGAAGCGAAGTTGTCGCCGGGGTTCTTGCCCTGCACGCCAGAGGTGGCGAACAGGTACTCGGGGGCGGTGCGCTTCACCGAGGGGGTGCCAGTGGCGGGCGGCACGGCGGGGGTGCCGAACGTGGTCGGTACCAGCTTGCCGGGCTTGCCAGCCAGCGCCTCTTCGGCGGCAGTCGCGGCTTCCGCAGCAGCGGTTGCTTCCGCAGCAGCAGCAGCAGCGGCGACCTCGTCGGCGACGGCCTGCTCGGCTTCCAATGCAGCAGCAGCAGCAGCAGTTGCAGCGGCTTCGGCAGTAGCGGCCGCGGCGGCCTCGTCGGCGTCGGCGGAGGCGTTGTCGGCTTCCAGCGCGGCGGCAGCGTCAGCGTCGATCGCCCAGGCCGACAGAGCGTCAGCCTTCGCGAGATACGCGTCGACTTCCTTGCGCTCGTCGCCAGTCACGCCGGAGCGCAACTTGGAGACCGCAAGAGTCTTGATGGCCTTGACTAGCCCGCGGGCTGCGTCGGCGCTGAGTGAGTTGATGGCTTCGGGAACCTGGGGCCACATAGCGGGCAACCTCCGGTAGATCAGTGGTGAGTCGCAGTGTTGCCGCCGGACGGGCGGTAAGTCCACACCTGACGGATTAGTCGTCGTCGTCCATCAACAGGGCGAGCAACAGATCATCGTTGGTGCTGGCCTCTTCGGTCTGCGTCTCCGTGTCGTCAGCGCAGCTCGGGAACGAGGCGACCAGCTCTACGACACCCTCATCGTTGGTGTGGAATGCGAACCCCGCAACGAGGTCGCGCTCGGCCTCGGACAAGCCAGGGACATCGAAGCCCTCGGCATTCACCGACACCACGGCCTTCAAGCGCGGGCCGACCCAGTGGCCCGACAGTCGCGAAGCGTTGGCTGCGTAGATCGTCTCGTCAGAAACGCCGGGGCGCACGAACCCCGACATCCACGGGCCAAGACGGCCCTCGACAATACGAACGTCGCACCACGCATTCTCGATGCCGCCGTAGGCGTCTTCGATGGTTGCTGCGGAACGCGACGGGCGGTGGCCGCCGAAAGCGAAGATCGGGCCGGTCTGAACGCGACCGTTCTCCGTGATCGGGCCGGGCTTGTTGAACGACGCGTAGCCGTCGGCCGGGCGCGGAATGATGAGGCACTTGTCGGTGCGGCCGTCATGGCAGGTGTTCCACAGGCCGAGGTGACCTGCGACCCAGCCTTCGGAGGAGATGATCGTCTTCTGCGGCTCGTCCGGCTCGGGCTGAAAGAACGCGTCGTACGGAGCGAGCAACATGCCCGCCGTCATCTCGACATCGACGGTCGGCTCGCCGATGACGCGGATGCTGAACTGGCCGCCCGACGCCACAACCAAAGGCACCATCGGGTCGTCACCCATCGCGGCAGTCAGCTCATCGTCAGACATGCCCTCTGGGATGACTCCGTGAGCCGCGCCGAAGGCGGGGGTGGCAACACCTGTGGTGGCGGACAGATTGAACTCAGTGAACTCAATCCACCATTCGTCGCTATCCATCTCTTCGACGAGACGGGCCTTGATCTCGGCAAGATCAACAGAGTTGCCGCGCATGGCCCCGGTGTGAACGTAGCGGGCGTGGTCGCGGCCGTTCTGGTCGTTCAGGAGGAAGCCCTTGCCTGACGCCTGCTTGGCTTCGGGGTCGATGGTGACCTCGAACAACGCACCTGAGACCACAGCACCAGCGTGACCATCAGAGGCGGCGATCGCGAAACGGATCGTCAACGGCAAATCTCGCGTGCCAGCGCCCGCTGACGCGAGTAGCCGATGATCGCCGGTCTTAGTGTCGAGCAGGGCGAGCGTGGGGAACTCAATCGCCTTGAAGAAGCCTGCCGGGAGTGAGGTGGGCTGCTTTCCGAAAGTACGCAACATTGTGGTCTCCTTCTACGCCGGGCGTAGACGCTTGGGGGTGTCGGACTTACTATCACCAGGGGAGCCGGGGTTCCCCTGGCCGGGGGCAGATTCGGCGGGGGCGGCGGGCGAGTCGGCGCTCGGGCCAGGGGTAGCGGAGCCGATCTTCTCCCAGTCGAACGACTCAGCTTCGGTCATGCCGAACGTGGCGAGATACGGGTCGGCCATCTTGATGCCCAACCGGCGGATGTACTCGATGGGCGTCGGCGCGTCCTTCTCTTTGATGCCGTTCATGCGGCGCGTCGCTGCGGGGCCGATGAGGTTGCGATCGACGAGCTGGCGGGAATCTTCGGAGATGTTCATGTGCGAAGTCGCGTCGTCGAGGTCGTACCAGATGACGTGCTTCATGATCGTGCCCGGCCTTGTACCGGCGTCCTGCATCTGCTTCCACAAGAACAAGCGAGTCAACGCCCAGCACCCGGTCTCCAGATCGGGCTTGATTGAAACCTTCAGCTCGTCATCAGTCGCTGACCACGAACCCCAGTGGTTGGCGTCAGCGGCACCCTTCACCTGGGAAGGCTGAATGTCGAGGCCCATGAGAATGCGGTCGATCAGCTCGGCACGCAGTTTCATGTCGGTCTCGGCGAGAACCTGCTCCATGATGACGTGCCTGAACTGCTCGCCGTGGATGCCAGGGCCAGACATGAACACCGGCAACCCAGCGGATGCTTCGCCTGGGCTGCGGGAGGCGTAGACGGCGGCCTTGATGAGTTCGTTCAGCACGGCGTTGTTGTGGAACTCGTTCTTCTCACCCGAGGGCGCGGTCGACTTCGCTTCAGTGACTTCGCTCGGGACGTAGAAGATGCCGTTCGACAACAACCGAGACATCAGCGTCGAGCGAATACCCATCGTCAACAGGTGGAGAAGTTCGCACGTCGTATCGAGCGACTTCAGCGGGGAGTCAGGCAGGTCGACATACCGAGAGGAGGGCCGCCACACGCG